GTTGCACCAGCTTTCCAGATCGCTTCAGCTCCGAGCAGTTCTTCAAGCAACGGAAAAAAATTATGAGCGTCGCGCGCGGTATGCTCTGTTCTGATCTGATCTGTTCTGATCTGATCTACTCTATCCGTCACGCTTTTTGCACTGTTCGCGCACATGTGACGAACACTGCCGTCACTTTTCCTTTTTTCCCGTAATTTTCTCATCCTTTCTTTGGAAGAATCAGAAGGGCATTGCTCCTTATCCCATTCAATCAATCGCCATGTAGGAGTAATGAATTTTTTCGCAAGAAAAAGTGCTTTAGTGAGGCCAGCTTCATGAGGGGTAATATGGAGAGCAAAAGCTACGTCATCATCATTATAGAGATCAATTTTATTGTCTATGTGAAGCAGCCTAAGCATGAACAATCGCCTCTGCATAGCTTCTGACATTGATTGAATACGTGGATCGTGAAGGTCCGTATCGTAAAAGCGACACCAAGTCATAGTCATAAATTTACTTCCTTAATATAGTTAAACAATGAATGAGTAACCCAGGAAGTGAACCATTGACAAAGGTTTAAAGCGTATGTCATAGTATTACCTCAAGGATTATAGTTTTAGCTTAAGCTTCTTGGATTATAGTTTTAGCTTCCTATTATTCTTTGGGTTATGTTGCAATATCGCTCAAATTCCTTCGGTCGGTTGGAATTTGAGCACCTTCTCTAAGTCTTATCTATAGGCATTTCCTTCGGCCATCGCTCACGACGTATCTTTCTAAGGTCATAGTCTTCAGGCGGATAAATGTCAGGTCTTAGCTCATATCGTGTTATGCCGCCATTAGTTGCACGCTCAAGCTCGATACATCGATGGGGAGGAGTTTTGCCAGCTTTCAACCACTTAGCTATTTGTACAGGCGATATCCCGCACAGTTGCGCTACTCTGTTTTTGTTTCCAATCATCTTAATTGCTTGCTCTAATGCTTCTCTCATACATGTATCCTTCATCCTTTTGGTTGTATAGTCAATAGACACCAAAAAATATTTATACCAGCAAACCCTTATTTTGTAAGGATTTACAATGATGCTAATGGTTAATGTCTTACATGTAAAAAAATATTTTATAAATATATTGCAAATGACAGTTGACATATAACCAAATGGATTATATAGTTATCACAACACTGGAAGTTTTAGACAACACAAGGAGTACTAAAGTGATTATTCATAACAAGCTTTACTTTATTCTTAACAGTTCAGAGCATAGTACAAAGAAGTATGTTATTGCAGATTTATATTTCTCAAATCCGGTATCGGGCAAATTCGTAAAAGACTTTGACACTTACGAAGATGCCCTACTGTTCTGGGATAAGCACCATAACAATTTTATCCGCCTTAGCATAGTGCACAATGGGAATATTTTACGTAGCTAACACCTGGAAGGGAGACATGGATATGAGCAACAAATCAGAATATCAAGGGCAAATAGCCGATTTAGCACACACGCACGAACCTTTATGGCGCGAAGAACTTCTCAAAAAGCGTCTTAACACATTAGCTGGTTTACAAGTTTTAATCGATATTGACGAAAATCCTGACGATGAAAATTTTGATCCTTTTTTCTTCCGTAATCCTCGAGATTTATTACGCTGTATTGGCGAATATATGCGCGCAGATAATCCAGATCTTAGAGAGCAATGGTCTATTCTTCTCCTTACTTATTTAGAAGAGAATGTTACTTCTTATTATAACGCTACAATAAGGTTAGATCTTATAGAGCGAATCGATGCCCTCAACAGCCCTGAAAATATCGCGGCTAAACTTGCCGATGATAAACGCGAACTGGAAAAGTCTCATGGATAAAACTGAAATTTCTTACACACTTAAGCTTGTTATCAAAGAATTAAGAGATATCGAAAATGCTACTAACCGTGCGATCACTCAATTATCGGATTCCTCAGCAGAGATTAATACTACTTGGAGATGGCTCGCTGATTTAGTGGAAGAACTGGAGAAATCGAAATGAGTATTTTAGACTCACATTCGCCTAGAGAGGCGACTCAACAGGTTATGAGAAATGATACTTATTTGTCCGACAAAATTGAAGATTTAAGCAATAAAGTGCACATGCTCGAATTAAATTATCAAGAGCTATTCAAACACGTCGTCGAATCGCGCAATAGAGAGATTGAGCTATTGGGAATTGTTGAAAAATTGATAGGGGTGCAAAACAATGTTTCCTAACCTCCTTAATGACCCACAAGGAAGTTTTCACACACAGATATATAATCAAGGTGTAGAGATAGAAAGGGTTAAAATGCGTAATTTAGATTTAATGGTTAATATAGCAGATTTGTACGAGAAATATATTCATGTCTCGCAGCAATTGGAACTATTACTCAAGGAGAAACAATCATGATTATGAGGGATTATGCAATAGGCTACAAAGTATGGATCAGGGATAAGGTTAAAGGTTTGCACGTCACTGAAATGCACAGACAATACAGGATATATAAATCATTGCAGCAACACGAAACAAAAATGTATGAGCAATTATTGCATGCACAACATGAATATAATCTTGCGCAAAAGACTGTGCAATCACAGGCGCAATTGATGAGGGATTTATGATGCGCAAATTTTTATCGGCAGTTAATTTATTTATATTCATAATGAGCCTTGTGGTGCTCGCCTTAAGTATCGCATTTATTGCCGTAATTTATTCAGCTTATTTAGCCGGGGCTTATTGGGTGTGCGTAATTTTTTGTTTATTGCAATTAGTATTGATTGCGCTACCTTTGCTTGGATGGAGTATTGTCAATGAGTAACATGCAGCAATGGAATTTTATAGAGGAACAACTGCATCAATATTATATGGAGGAACGTATGCGACATAAGTCTAGTAAGCATGTATGCGCAATGTGCAGTAATATGGCTGATTATTTAGTGTCAGGTTACGACAAGAATCCTTTTGATGAGGAATTTAAACAGCATTTGTGCGCTAAGCACACCGATAAGATTCGCGGACTTTACCAAGAAAAAGGTAGCAAGTTAAAATTTAAACAGGAACCAGTGTGATGTTACATGCAATAGGGTGGCTTATTATTGGTACGCTTTTATTGTCATATCTTATTTACTTTTTAAAAAATGTGTGGGATGACAATAAACTCGCATTTACAATATTGGTCATATTACTAATTGGAATTATTTTTGTACTAATTTAAGGAGAATTATTATGGCATTGCGTGGAAAAAAACCGGAATTAATAGAGAAGCGTTTCAAAGCATTTTTTTATGGGGTTGCCAAGAGTGGCAAGACCACATGTGCGATAAATTTTCCTAAACCGTACCTTATTGATACTGAGCGCGGCGCAGAAAATAAAAAATATGTTGAAACTTTAAAAGCAAAAGAAGGCCAAATATTTCAGACCACTGATTTTAATGAAGTCAAAAAAGAGGTGCTAGAATTATTAACGACTGAACACCCCTTCAAAACCCTAATAATTGACCCTATGACAATCATTTATAATGATTTAATAGAAAGATGCTCTATACAATTGAAAGCTGCAAGCAAAGACACATCCGCTACGGGTACAGAGTTTGGCCGTCATGTCAGTGAGGCAAATAAACATATTAAATCATTAATAAATTTGTTATTGCGACTTGATATGAATGTTATCATAACCTCGCATGCTAAAACTGAATATGGCGATAGTTTTATCAAGCTGGGCGAAACTTATGATTGTTACAAGAAAATGGATTATATTTTTGATTTAATTATAGAGGTTCAAAAACGAGTTGATAAACGTATTGGAATCGTCAAAGGTACGCGCATCGATGAATTTAAAGAGTTCGAAACTTTTTTATTTTCTTATGACGAAATAGCCAATAGATACGGGCGTGAGCAGCTTGAGCGGGATGCTGTGCCTGAAATACTCGCGAGTTCTGAACAACTTGTAGAATTGCAAAGGTTAATAGAACTACTAAAAATACCGCAAGACGATACAGACAAATGGTTGGCGAAAGCATCCGCGGATACATTCGCGGAAATGAAAGCCGTGGATGTGCAAAAATGCATTGATCACCTAGAGAAATTAATTAAAGGAGACGCGAAGTGAGATTTGACCCATTGTCTGAGAAAGATTTAAAGCCACCACTCCTAGAGCGTGGCGATTACGACGCTGAATTATTAGACGCCAAAGACGAAGTATCAAAAAATGGCAATCAAACTATTCATTTTATGCTTAAGGTTTATTCTAAAACTGGCAAACCACATATTATTCATGATTACTTAATGTTTATCGAGGGCTTTGCGTATAAAGTACGGCATTTCTGTTATGCGAATGGCTTAGAGAATGAGTATGAAGCTGGTTTCTTGTCAGCAGAGATAGCAAAGAAAGTACGCACCTTGCGCGTAAGAGTAGGTGTCGAAGTTGATAAGAGTGGCCAATATGATGATAAAAACCGTATTACAGATTATTTACCGTCTGATCCCAATGCGCCTAAAAAGACAGCAGAAACCTTGGAATTTGATGATCAAATTCCTTTTTAATATTAACCAACATAGGAGATTTATATCATGGCAGTAACACCAATTATCACAATTAGCGTAGATACCACAAACGGCAATCTTAGCTGCACCCCTATAAATAGTTTAAGCTTGCCAGAGATTTCAGCAATCTTGACTCATTTTGCAGGACTGGCAACACAAACCAATACTACTAATATTCAACAAGGTGCTTTTCACTCAATCATATTGAAATTTGTTGTGCCAGTAGTTGAGGATGTTGTTGACGCAGCTATTACAAAATTATGATGCTGGCAATATTAATAGGGATAACTATAGGACTGTATCATCGTGAAATTGATGCAATTATGGGTATCAAGGAATAATTAAAGAATGTAGCGTTAGTTATTGTGATAGAGAGCATATAGCAAAAGGATTATGCAGTAAGCATCACAGAAGAATGATGAAAGGACAAGATATTGAGCAGAAAAGTTTGTACGAGCT